CGCAGTCGTGATGAGATGAGTAGCATCGAGCGACTGCCCAGACAGCGTGGCCGGATCGAAGGTCGCCCCGCCGCCGCCGCCGCCGCCGCCCGCCGCCTTAAATTTCCCGCCAGCTCCCGTCAACGGAATGCTTTGCGCAAGGGCATACGTGCCCATGCACAGCAGGAGCCATAGCGCGAGAAGGCGGCGCAGCGTCATTGGATCGTGTACCAGATTTCCGCTTGGTGAGCGTTGCCTGCGCTGGCGTTGACGCAGACGTAATAGGCGTTCGTGCTCACGGCCAAGCCGGTCCAGAACGCAGACTGCATTCCGAGCTTGTCGTTCGCTACGAGTTGCCACGCTGGCGTCAGATCGGCACCGTTCGTGGCGCAATCCGCGTCGGAGCCCTCGCGTAGTTTCAGGTTCGTGGCGGTGCCACCCGTCGCGAGGATATAGCCGCAGACATAGACCTTGCGGCCGGACACGCCGGTCACGAGCGTCTTCGAGCCGTTGTCGCTGGCGTCATACTTGGCATGGCTATCGCATGTCTTGAGGCCGGTTAGCAGGCCGCCCGTCGCGCCGGAGCCATTGCCGCCGATGTACTGCGCGCCAGCCGGCGGCGCCGATCCGGTCGCGCCCTGCCCAGCCGCCGCGATGGCGGACTGGTTTGATGCCATCACGACCGGCGAGCTATTCGCCATGGTCGCTTGGCCGTTGGCGTTGGCGTTGGTGACGTTGACCTTCATGAAGCCGTTCACGTCACACTGGATGCCCTGGTAACGGGTATCGGTGACCGTGACCGGCGTGGCGTTGTACTGACATCCGGGATTGACGTTCACCAAGTTGGTCGCGGCCGTCGCGTTGGTGATCGCGCCCACCCGCCCGGCGACCATGTTGGTGCCGTCAGTGAATCCGACCGCGGTTCCGGGCGTCGGGAAAGCCGAGCCGAAATTGCTTGAAGTGCCGCCGGACGCGCCGCCGGCCGCGACATTAACCTTCAGATAGCCGTTGGCGTCGAGCTGGACATCGCCACGGTTGCCGTCCGTCAAGGTGACCGGCGTCGAATTGTACTTGCCGCCGACCTTGAGCGGATTGCCGGAGTCAGCCGAGCCAGAGGCCACACCGCCGCCCGTGAGTGTAGTCAGCGTGGTGATGTTGTTGGTGCCGCTCAATGTGGCGAGGAGCGGCGTCATCGATGCAATGCCCTGCACCGAAATGACATCGGTCGAGGCGGAGCCCGCCGTGCCGAGCGCCGGCTGCTTGGCGGAGGTTGCCGCGCCGGTCGGCAGCGACACCGTGCCGGAAATGTTGGTGACGTTCCAGGTGCCGGACTGCACCGCCAGCGAAGTCAGGCGCCCGGACGAATCAACCGCAACGCAGTTGGCCGCCGCGGTGCCGTCGCAGAGCACCGTCTGCGGCACGAAATTGCCAGAACCGTCCGTGGTGACGACAAAGGTCTTTGTCGCTCCTGCCGCATCCTTGCCAGTGACGGTGCTGGCCCCGGCAAACGCCTGCTGGGTGACAAGCGCGAGCGATACCAGAACTGCGAATAAACGCGCGATCATTGCTTATCCTCTTCCTTCGGAGGCTCGTCCTTGCGGTCGGTGATAACGGGAGCGGCTTTGATCTTGTTGGCGAGATAGACCGTGTTCGGCGCTATCTGCAGCCCTTTGGCCTTCGTCGCCTCGTCCAAGGCTTCCAGCAGCGCGGCCCGTTCCGCGTCGTTGACGATCACCATCCATTCGGCGGCGTGTGCGGTCTGCACCGCCAGCACGAGGAAAAGCGCGGCAATCAATTTCATCGTAGGAACACCATAAAGGCCGTCATGTTGCAGCCGGTTGCATCGGAGAGGTCGAGTTGGCTTGCGCCGCAGGCGGTCAGCGGCGTTGAATTGAAGGCTGCGCCAACGCCCGTCGTGGTCAGTTGCGCCGACGATGGCCCGGGCAGAGGCGCCAAGGCGCAGACGACAAGCAGTGCGCGGAACAGCATCAGAACTGCTTCACGGCAAAGTTGACGATCACGCCGGTTGCGGCGTTGGTGTTGTCGTTATCGGCAGAGCCGGCGGTGAGGCAGAAACCAAACCCTTGCTGAAAATGAAGCCCGCTCGGAAACGGCACCACGATGCCGCCGCCGGCGTTCGATGCGCCGTACGGCACCGGCAGCGTGAACTTGACGTTATCGCTGTTGCAGGTCGGAGCCGAAACCTTGTCGTAGAGCTTGAGGTAATAGACCGTGGTAGTGGTGTTGATGGTGGCGATCGCGAAGACCAGCGCTTCGCCGGCCGTGACCAAGGTGGAGTTGGTCGAGGCCGCGCTGAGGTAGTGATAAGGCGATGCCTGCGCGTTGGCATCACGTGAGATCGCGCATGCGAACGCAAGCGCCACAACGAGCGCGGCTAATCTCTTCATGGGATGGTCCTTGTTACGGCCGCGTGGCCGAGGCGATTTCGGCGAGCAGGTCAGGATCGAGCGGCCAGTACATGGATGGTCCGTCGGTGCAGTTGAGAAAGATCGAGTTTGGCGGCACGACCAAGAGCGGCCCAAAACTCAGAGCCAGCGTTTCGCACCGCTCGCCGCCGAGACGTATCGCCATGGCGAGCGTGCAGTGGATGACGGCGCACATTGCCTAGAACGGTGACGGATAGCTCTGCTTCGGCTGCGGCGGCTCCGGCGGCTCCGGCGGCTGCGCCTTGATGGCGAGATCGGCCGTGCGCGCCGTGCGGTCGAATGCCTTGTCGCGCTCCGAGACGTGATGATCGGTCGTGGCCTGTTGCGTCTCGTGCGCGAACTTGGCCGTAGACAGATGCGCGTCGTGGGCAAGGTGCGCCGCGCGCGCCATATTGGTCACGGATGCGGATCGCTTCTGTTCGCTATCGGCCGCGACGTTATCGACTTGCGCGTGCGTCTTGCGCGCTTCGGCGACCTTGCGGGCCGCATCGGCGCGAAGGTCATCGTTCTGCGCGCCGATCTGTTCGAGCTGCAGGCGCTTGGCCAGTTCCGCCATCGGGTCGGGCGGCTGCTGCGCCGGAGCGAGCATCTTGAGGATGCGGTCCTTGTCGGTGCGCGGCAGCGGCGACAATTCGATGAGCACCTGCGGCGGGAACGTGCCGGGCGGATAACCTTTCAATGCGTCGTAGGTGTCCTGCATCAGGCTCGCAACGTCGCGGCCCTCTTCGAGGTCGATGTCCACGTCGAGCGCGCCCAGCGCGTTCACGATGGCTGGCCGTCCATACTGGTCGAGGCCAAGGCCGTTGACCTGGATGAACTGCGCAAGGTTGTCGTCGCCCACAACCCTGATCCAGCGTTCCCGCGTCCAGTATTGCTCGACAATGCTCCAGATCGCGCGAAACACCCGAAGCTTCCAGCCGCGATATGACAGAATGAACGGGCCAAGTTCGGCCATGCCCGGCTGCTGCAGGAGTTCGATGGCGCGGCCGGAAAGCTGGGTGACGCCGTTGCCTGCAATGCTGGCGAGATTGGTGTTGCCGTACTGCTCGATCTCGTCCTTGGCCTCCTGGGTAAAGGCTGTAAAGGCTGCAAGGTCGGCTTGGCTGTTGTCGGGCGCAATCTCCTTGCCCGGGTTCTTTTCGATATAGCCGTCCGGCCGCGCCCACTCGCGCCGGGCCGTCTCGACGTCGTCGACCGCGCCCTTATCGGCAATCAGCCGGCGAGAATTGGCGATGTGCAACGTCTTCGACTTGCCCTGGTTGAGCGCGTCCTGCGGGCCTTTGAGATTGCGGACGAAACCGTAACGGTCGCCGTCATGATCGACGGCCGCCGAAAACATGATGAAGCGCGAGATCGTCTTGCCGCGCTCGTCCTTGAACGGCGACGGCCCCTGATCAAGCAGCACGTCGGAGACATAGAAGGCCCAGCACCACTTGCCGCGGTACTTGTACCAATGCTCGACAAGCCGGATGCGCTTTTCCGACACGCTGATCCATTTATATTCGCGGTCGGCATTGGTGGTCAGGTCGGAGCCCGCCTCCAGCAGCCCACGCAGCAAGTCTTCCTTGTCGGGGAAGAGCTCGACCGCCTCCTCGACATCGATCCACTTGGCAATGCCGTCATATCGCTTATCGGCAAAGTCGAAGCGGTAGGATCGCCAATCGTAGAAATATTCGTCGGCGAGAACTTCGGCCATCCCGACATCCGGGTCGCCCTGGTCGCCCTCGATCAGTTTGAGTTCGACGCCGGCGATGCCGTCGATGGCGCATTGCCGCAGGCATTCCGGTTCGCGGGTTTTCCAGTCGTTGGCCCCGAGCACGGCGCGCAGCACGTGCGTTGCGACCTCAGCGCCGGTTTCGCTGCCCGGCTTGTTCGGGAAGGCTTTCGGGTCGGAGCGCATGCGCTCGACGAGGCCCACGATGCCGTTGATTTTCCGCCCCGTGCGATTCCACGTCATCGGCGGCTGAAACCGGCTGCGCAGAATTCTGATCTGGTCCGGCGTCCAGTGTGCGCCGTGATAGTAGTGCCGCGCTTCCTTCTGCTCCTCGATCTCGTTCAGTTTGTTGCCGAGGTAATCGAGATATTGCTGGCGCAGCCGGTAGACCGGGAAATAGCCGCCCTCGTCCTCCTGCCCATCGGGGCGGTTGTCGCGGGCCGCGGCGCTCGGTTCTTTGCGCTGGTTGACCAGCGGCGCAAGCCGGCCGCGATCCATCGCGTCGAGCTGTGCCGTCGTGGTCATGCGCGTCGGCGCACGCCGCTGCGGCATCTGTTCAAGCGGCGCGATTTCGGTGACAGGCATTCTATTCTATGATGCTCAAACCAAGCGGTGCGATGCGATTGCGGTCATCAGTTCGGCCGAAACAGGATCAGGCACGTTCACCCGCCCATCGGCCGCAGGATGCCGAGCGTAAGGCCCGCGCGCAATATAATGGTCTGCAGCGTGGCCGGATGCAGTTCTGGCATGGCGCGCGCCATCGCGCCGCGTGAAATCGTGGCCAGTGCCTCTTCCTTGAACCAGTCGCGGCGCTCCGGTACGCATGCAAGCGCAACGAGCAGTTCGCCAAACGGCCCAGCGCCGGCGGATGGTTCGAAGCTGATGGTCTTGAGCAATGGTTCCCCCTACAGCGTCATGATCGAATCTGGACGCTCGCGGTCGGTGGCGTCGCGGTATGCGTCCTTTGCAACGGGATCGTTCTTGACCGTCCTCAGGTATGGACGCGACATGCAGGCGTAGCGCCAATCGTCGCCCGCGTGATCTTCCGAATTGGTGTCGAGGTCTTCCGGCTTCGCCATATCGTGCTGCAGCGCCGGTATGGTTCGGATCGATGCCGCGCAGGTGTCGAAACAGTAGATCATCGGCCGGCCGCGCTCGCCGATGAGCCGCGCCCGCATCTGGTCCCAGCCGCCCATCGGGCCGCGCCGGTCCTTGCTGGCGTGCGATGCCACGCGCGAGTTGTCGGCCTCGTGGAAACCTATAAGCTTTGCCGCGTGCAGCCGATCATTGATGCGCTCGGCAATCGAGGGCCCGCCGTCCTCGCGGAAGGTCGAGGGATCGAGCACGCCGTACGCAAGTTTCGGGTCCCCGCGTTCAAGTTCGACAAGGCGCACGCCGACCTGTTCGGCCGTGAGCTTGAGGCCCTTGCCGCCGGCGCTGGCCGGGTCTTTCGTCCCGTACCATTCGCGATAGCGCACGAGCGCGCCGCGCGGCAGCACATGTCCGTCAGGATGGCGGTAGTCGTCGCTGACAATGGCCCACCAGCCGAACGAGAACGGACTGAACGAACCCCAGTCGCCAGAGCGGAAGCGCGTCCAGTCCGGCGGAATAGGGAACGGTCGCAGCACGTGCTTGGCGGCCGACCAGCAATCGAAATACGCGCCCTCGACAACATCCCAGTCACCGTCGAGCCAAGCTTTGACCAGTGCGTCGGAGCCGAGGCCCTTGAGGTTGCCGGCGTAGCCCGGATCGTTGCGTAAAAGGATCAGGTTGTCGGAAAGCTTCGCCGGCACGAACATGCGGCGATTGCCGGTCAC